GTACATATAAAGCGGCAGCAGATTTGGCGAAGGCACAGAACTACAAACAGAACACAACTTTCCAAGGTGCGCTTGATTTTTCCAAAACAGCACATACTCTTCAAAGGCAGATAACGGCAATAGAGTATCTGAAAAAAGCCCGTTTGTCTTTGAGTGTTACAGATGCAAATTATAAGCAAAAACTTGAACAGATAAATTCCGCCATCGCAAGGCACAACCAAGCATTGCAACAGGCAGGGGTGCAATCACAAAGTCTTGCACGTAACCACCGCAACCTCATGGACACCGCTGGGCAGCTTCAAAGGAAACTTGCCTTGGTTTTCTCCGTGTCGCAGATCGAAGGATATATAAGCAAGCTGGCAAGCGTTCGTGGTGAATTTGAGTTGCAACAGCGTTCCTTGCAAGCCATATTACAGAACAAGTCGCAGGCAGACAAGATTTTCAACCAGACCGTACAACTTGCCGTCAATTCTCCTTTTCAAATCAAACAATTAGTATCTTATACCAAACAGCTTGCCGCATACAGGATTGAGAGTGACAAGCTGTATGATACCACCAAGCGACTTGCAGATGTTTCCGCTGGTTTGGGTGTGGACATGGGACGGCTTATCCTTGCATACGGGCAGGTCAAGGCGGCAGCCTACTTGCGAGGGACGGAAGTAAGACAGTTCACGGAAGCTGGTATCAACTTGTACGGTGAACTTCAACGCTATTTCCAAGAGGTGAAAGGCGAGGCGTACACCACCGCGCAGATTGTGGATATGATTTCCAAGCGGAAGGTCACGTTTGAGGATATAGAGAACATTTTCACACGTATCACAGACAAGGGCGGATTGTTCTACAACATGCAGGAGATTCAAGCTGAAACTTTGCAAGGAAAGATAAGCAACTTGAAAGATAGCATTGACGTGATGCTTAACTCTATCGGGAAAGACAATGAAGGTGTATTGAAAGGTTCGATAGATGCGGTAAAATATTTGATTGACAACTGGGAGATACTTGCGGAAGTATTACAAGGAGTTGCAGCGGCATTTGTAATCATGAAGATAGAATCCATAAAAACAAGCAAGAGCTTGATTGAAATGGCTTTCTCAATGAATATTATCAGCAGCAATTCAGTGAAAGCTCTTAAAATGACAGAGTTTTTAAGCCTTGGTTTTAGAAAGGCTGGAATCGCATTGAGAGCATTTGGCGCAGCTTTCATGTCTAATATATGGCTTATAGCTCTCGCTGCTTTGGCGAAAGGAGTTTTTGAAATGATTGGAAACTACAATGAATACAACAAATCATTAGAGGAGAACACAAAGCGTTACAACGAGAATATGCAGCCCGTGAACGCCCTTATAGCCAAATACAATGAACTTTCCGAAGCGGCTGAAAAAGCGAAGAAATCGCAAGAAAAGAATTTCGATTCTGTAAAGAACAGGAAAGAACGTGAAGAAGCTGTCGTTCAACTTGCGGCAAAGTTTAGGGAGTTCAATATAGACAAGCAGATAGGTGATGTAACCAAACTTGATGACAAGCAACTCACAGAAGCATTTGACAAGCTGAAAAAAGAATACAGAGAATTACAAGACTATATACTTGGGTTTGCAAACGCATATACAGAAGTAAACAACAGGACTACATGGAACCCTGCTAATTGGCAAGACAGGCTTGAAGGTGATTCAAAAGACCTTCAAAATGCTGGTGACGAAATGCTTAAATATTCAAGCAGGGTATCGCAGATGCTTGACATTGTAGGCTCTAAATACGATACGTTAAATTCAAAACTTAGATCCTATTACAATGAAGTAAAAAACGGACCAGATACGAGCAAGAATGAATCGCAAGTTGAATGGATTAACAGGGCGTATGATGCTTTGGTAAAGATTAGCCGTGAGTCGCAAGTAGTGAGCAAGGAATTTTCATCAAACAAATTCAGCTTGTTTGATATTAGAGGAAGTTTGAACGACTTCTATTCTCAAAGGAATGAATTTTTTAAAGAAGTTGACAGGCTTGGAGTTGAATTGGAGAGTATGAGTTTGAAAGACCCTGTTCTTTTATCAATAGCGTTAGACCAACACGCAATACAGCTTGGGTGGACTGAACTTCAAAAGAATTTAGCAAGGCAAAGGCTTAAACTTCCACTTATACCCGAATTAAAAGTAGATGATAATAAGACAAAAGGAAAAGATGTTGACCCAAAACTTCAACGTGACATATTAGCCGAGCGCATATCCCTCATCAAAGAACTGAACAAGGAATACGAGAAGTTAAACAAGGTAATGGGTAGTGACAAGGCCGCTAAGACCGTCATGGAGCGTTATGCTGCACAACTCAAAGACGTTAGGATGCCTAAGAATATTATAGGTGATACTTTCTTACCAAACAAAGAGAATACAGCAAAGGCTTTACAGGAATTTTCAAAGACCATATCTGATTTTAGAAAGAAGATTGGCACACAGAAAGACGCAAATGTGCTGTTTGACGAAAAGGATGCAGAGGACATAAAAAACCAGCTTGACAAGACCAAGCAGAACATTGAAAATATGTTCAACGAGCTTGACTTGCACCAAAGGCTGAAAGACGCTGGCTTAAGTGAAGCGGAGGTGCAGGCTTTGTTCCCCGGACTTGCAAAAACGCTGGATGAAGTCCAGAGAGGCATGGAAGAAGCATACAAAAAGAATTTCCCGAAAGGTGAATATCTGACAGAAGGCACGGACGCAAACAAGCAATACAAGGCAGACCAAGAAAAGCTAAACCGGCAGCGTGTAAAAGAGCAGAAAGACCTTGTTATCGAACTGACTAAAGCTTATAAAACACAGCTTACAGACCAGCTTCAACTTGACCGTTGGTATTACGAGGAAAAGGCGAAGATAGCAAGGGCAAATTTGACTGACGAGCAAAAAGAGCAATACAACGCGAACCTGACTTCACAATACAACAAGAAGTCAGACGAAAATGTTTGGAAACAGTTCCAAAACTCGGATATGTACATTTCCCTGTTTGAAAACATCGAAAGCTCATCCACACGTATGCTTAATGCAATGCGTGAAAAACTTTCAAGTTTACGTGAAAACTTGAAAAATCTCCCTGCCGACCAGCTGAAAGCGATTATAAAACAACAGGAGAAAATTGATGAAATGATTGCGCAGAAAAATCCTTTCATTGGTCTTACTTCTGGAGTAAAAGAGTACATTCAATTCTTAAAGCAAAGGAAAGAACTTGAAGAAGAAAATATAAGGGCTAACAACGCTGTTGAATATTACACTAAACAAAGGGATGCACAATCACAAATAGTTCAGCAGAAGAAACAAGAATATGATAAGGCGGTAGCTACTTATGGAATAAATTCAAACCAAGCCAAAAAACTTAATATACAATTGCAGGTTGAAGAGAGCAAACTTGGTGCAATATTAAGGCAACTTGCTGCAGAAGAAAAGATAACAGAAGAAACAGACGAACAAATTAGGAATGGTAAGAAGTTAAGCAAAGAACTTTCTGACAAATTCAATGAAATTGGAAATAATCTTTCTGGATTTTCATCTGACATCACTAGCGTAGCAAGCATCCTTGAAAATGCGTTTGGTACTATGTCCGCAGGTACATCCGACACGATTAGCAGCATTGCGGAAATTGCAGGAGGATTGGGAGAAACTGCAAGCGGAGTCGGAAGATTTATGGCTGGCGACTATATTGGTGGTGCCATTCAGGCTGTATCTGGGCTTACAAAAACAATTGGTAGTATTTTCGCGATAGGAGACAAGAAAAAAGAGCGTGAAATTCAACGACAAATCAAGAATGTAGAAATGCTCCAAGACGCTTACGAAGTCCTTAAAGAAAAGATGGATTTAGCTTGGAGTGCGGTTTCATTCTCCGACATGAACAAGCAGACACTTCAAAACGTGGATGCGCAGATACGCTCTTACCAAGCCATGATAAGAGCCGAACAAGACAAGAAAAAGACGGATAACGACCGTATCAAAGAATGGCAGGATGCTATCAAAGAACTTGAAAAGACAAAAAGAGAACTCCAGCAACAAGCCATTGAAGAAATGGGCGGTATTGGAGAAACAAACTATAAATCAGCGGCAGATGCTTTTTCGTCAGCTTGGGTGGATGCCTTTAATGAATCGGAAGATGCCTTACTCGCCTTGCAAGATACATTCGATGATTACATAACAAACCTTATCAAGAAACAAGCAATGATGCGGTTGGTTCAAGCACGAATGAAGTCCGTATTTGAAGCTATTGATAGATCAGTGACGGAAGGAAGCGCAGGTGGAATAAACCTTACCAAAGAAGAACTTGCAAATATTCAGTCAATGGGCAAAACAGCACTTGCAGGACTTAATGAGGACTTGCTCGCACTAATGGAAACATTGGGATATAAGGGGAAAGGGCAGACAGCGGAATTGTCGGCACTCACCCAAAGCATACAAGGCATAACGGAGCGAGAGGCCGAAGTTTTGGAAAGTTTATTGAACAGTATCAGGTTCTTTGTTTCCCAGCAAACTACCGACACATCCGCTATCAGAGCCCTGTTAGAAGCCCGATACGGCATTGAAACGGGGTATTCCGATACAAACCCTATGCTTGTCGAATTAAGGGCACAAACGGGATATTTGGAACAACTTACGGACTATATAGGCAGGGTTTTCGCACCAAGCGCAAATTCAAAAGGGGCAGGATTGAGGGTATTCATGCAGTGATTATGATTAAAGGCACTCTACTTATTGAAAACGGAGTGCCTTTAGCATTTAACATTGTAAAGAAAAGATGGTTATTCTATTTATTGATTATATCCTCTACTTTTCTACCAAAGAACTGACCATTTATAACAGACATACCATAAGCAAAATCCAAAGTCCATTCTTCAAGCGTAAGACCTCGTTTCTTGCAATCATCCAGAACTCTTTCATCTGTGCTATTTATATAATCGTCATAAATGTCTTTTATTGATGGATGATTAACCTCTCCTTCCTTTCCTTTTTCATTCAAGTCTTTAAGACTCTCATAATATTCTAAGGTTCCGTTTTTTCCCTTGCTTTTAACAAGCACATATTCCATTTCAGACCTGCTATATCCTCCAAAACCATTTTGCCCTCTTGTTACAAACTGCAACACACATAAGCTGTCATTGCTGATAACAGCTTTCACATTGTTAATTTTGAAAGTTTCGGGATTTTTAGACATTTCAAGCATAGTCTGCTCCATCTGCTTTTTAGCCTTTTCTTCAAAGCTATCTTTATTCTCTTTATTGCTACTACATGATATGAAAGACAAAACAGCCATTAATAATAAAATCTTCTTCATACTATTTATATAAATATTGGGTAATTATACTATATTAAAACAATGTTATAAATATATCTGATATTAGAGGTGAAACCAATACAAACATTAGAATTGCCAATATCGCAAGTAGAGTATAAAACACTACTAAAAAAGCACGACTGAATTTATCCGCATACTCAACATCCACAGCGTTACTTTCAACAGCATTTTTAATTCCTTTAGCAGCGCATACGCCAAGACCAATACAAGCCAATACAATATTTGACAATATTCCACATCCCTGCTTGTATGCCCTCCTTGGAAACGGATAGTCTTTCCTTGTTCCCATATTCACAACGCTTTTAAGTTAAACTCTGCAAATCTACCACATTATTCAAAGCGAATCAAGGGAAAGAAGTATGTTAGAAAGCAGGGTACGCAATCTTATCGAGAACCACGCTTTACTTCTCGCTTAGGATTGTCCTTCCCACCATTATCCAAGTAATGCTTCACAATCACCTTTCCGCAAATCGGGCAGTCCTGCACCACGTATTCAACGGTCACTACTTTAGTGTGCTTCTTCATGATTTAATCTTTAAATTTACCTGTTTTAACCTGATTAATGCAATCCGCAATCCAACCGACAAGGTAGGAAAACGGCTCTTGGTTTGACAAATCAACCTTTGCACCTATATAATTGAATATCTCCATAGCGATATGCGAACTTTCGTGTGATATGTTTCCAACATTCATAGCATCCTTATTCTCAAAACGGACAAGGATACCTCCCAAGTCCCTTTGCTTGTCATGCACGCAATCCACCATAGCATAGCAACCATCATCCCATTCGCTTACGTTATCGAACCTTTCCTTGAATGTGTCATTGCTTATTGCCACCCACAATCTACGGGGATATATAAGCGGATTAAACTCATGTATTTGATTTTTCTTGCTCATAATACGGCTTTCGCTTCAACAACATACACCTTATCAACCTCATTACCAAGTTTGTCGTAAGACACCCTGCGAACAAAGTCGACATTAAAAACCTCAACACCCGTCTCGTCCTCAAATTCATTCAGAAGCTCGGCTATCTTGCCGCTAAGCTCCTTCTTTCTCTCCTTTATATCTTCAACGTCCATATCAATTATCAGTTTTCAAATATATATTCTTCAACTCATCCTTTTCTAAAGCCCCGTACTTTATAGCACGGTCTATACGCTTACGAGCATTGCCATCCTTAGATTTAGCACTATTCTTGGAATTATCATTAGACACTATCAGCTTTACCAACTCCAGCAAGGGAATAGGCTCTGACGTACTCCTGTCCCATATCGCGCTGAAAAAGTCCTTCGCAGGCTTACCCATAAGCAATTTCTTCTCCGTCTCGTCACCCACCTTCTCAAAATGTAAATAAGGCTCTGCCACGATATTGAAGTACGGTAGTAAGGACTTCTCGTCAGGCTCGCTCACCATACGCGTTTTCAGCAGTTTCAGATACCTCCCTCCGATCTTTGTCCTTCCTATCGCGAACACCCCGTCCGCGAAGTTAGAAAGTATCTTGCTCCCTGCCATGTTCGTCTTTGACAATGGCTTCCATTCCTCAATCTTAGGCGTGTGCGCGATAACCATCACGCTTATGCCCATGTCTCTCTTTATCCTTGTCAGACCGTCCATGATAATCCCTGCATACTCCGCTTCCGCTGTCTGCGTCGAAAGGTAGGAAAGGTTATCAAGAATCATCACCTTTGCATCCGTTTCAATCAATTTGTCACGTATTCCTTCTAACATCCCCATGCTCAACTCGTCTTGGCTTATGTCATCCGATATTGATCCTCGTATGAACGTGTCGGGGAAATCTGCATTGGCGTATCTCCTCGCAAGCTGCCTGTCGGACAGCTCAAAGTCGAAGTAAAGCACCTTCTGAGGATCTGTTTCAATATCCACACACTCGCTTTCCCCGTTTGCTATCTCGTAGGCTATCTGCGTGGCAAGTATGGACTTGCCTATCCCGCTGTCGGCAAACAGGAACACCAGCTCATTCTCCCACCAAAAATCGCCCCACAGCCTATGGATAGGCGGCTTCTTCTTCCCGTCCTCAATCACGCTCTGCATCGTGGACGAAC